AAAAATATCTGCTAACTCTACATCATCATCTGCTGTTCGAGGTGGATCATATAACGTAATATTCCTTGATGAGTTTGCGTTCATTCCAAATCATATTGCAGATGATTTCTTTGCGTCTGTATATCCTACAATTTCATCTGGTCAAAAAACAAAAGTTATAATTGTATCTACACCACGAGGTATGAATCATTTCTATCGTATGTGGCACGATGCAGAAAGAGGAAAGAATGAATATAAACCAACTGATGTTCACTGGTCAGAAGTACCAGGTCGTGATGAAGCATGGAAAGAACAGACAATTGCAAACACATCAGAGCAACAGTTTAAAGTTGAGTTTGAATGTGAGTTTCTAGGTTCTGTTAATACTTTAATCAATCCTGCAAAGTTAAAAACACTTGTATACGAAGATCCAATACAAAGAAACGCAGGTCTTGATATCTATGAAGCACCAAGAAAAGATCATAATTATATGATTACAGTCGATGTTGCTCGTGGTTTAGGTAATGATTATTCTGCTTTTCTCGTATTTGATATAACTGAATTTCCTTATAAAGTTGTAGCAAAGTATCGAAATAATGAAATAAAACCGATGCTATTTCCAAATGTCATCTTTGATATTGCAACTGCCTATAATAAATCTTTTGTTTTAGTTGAAGTAAATGATATTGGAGACCAAGTAGCAAGTATCTTAAATTATGACTTAGAGTATGAAAATTTATTGATGTGTTCTCAAAGAGGTCGTAATGGTCAAGTAGTTGGTGCTGGTTTTAGTGGAAAGAGATCTCAATTAGGTGTCCGAACCACAGCAGCAGTTAAGAAGTTGGGTTGTTCCAACTTGAAAACTATGCTAGAAGATGATAAGATAATAGTATGCGATTATGATATAATCTCCGAACTTACAACTTTTGCACAAAAACATAATTCATTTGAAGCAGAAGATGGTTGTAATGACGACTTGGCAATGTGTCTTGTAATATTCTCTTGGTTAGTAGCACAGGATTATTTTAAAGAAATGACTGATAATGATGTGCGGAAGAGAATATATGAGGAGCAAAAAAATCAAATTGAGCAAGATATGGCACCATTTGGTTTTATATCTGATGGTTTTGGTGACGACACATTTGTTGACAATGACGGAGATTTGTGGAAAACTGATGAATATGGAGATCGCTCCTATATGTGGGATTACTATTGATGATTTATTTTTTACTTACTAGTGCTAGTTTTTTAAATTTTTCTTTTTATATTTTTGCAGTTGGTTTTGTAGTATCTTTAATACTTGAACAATTTGTCAAAAATAGTGGAAATGAAACAAATATTTTTATCGTACAAACAAATCGGAAGTATTGTTGGAGACAAGCTTGGGTAACTAATATACTTTGGTTTCTCTGTAACATATTTCTTTATATCTTAACAAAGAACTCTACTCCAATGTCAACAGATATGATTTGGAACGGTGGATTGCAATAAATGAAATCAATTATACTAATTTCATGTTTTCTTCCAATAGTAATAATCTACATAATAATGAAGGTAGCAGTTTGGTTATCTGCTACTAGTGTTGAAACCATCTATGTTAAAGAAACATCTAAAAGACCTCATGGACCATATCTGGCAGACGCATATGCAGACGTTGACAAAGAGAAAGAAGAGTCTTGGAATTTATCAGATAATTAACGATATACTATTAGAGTATTATTCAGACAGAGGAATGGCAGTTCCTAATTGGGAGTATAGAAAAGATCCACAATGGTGGACAGACTATTTAAAAGAACTGCAGGAAGATGGAGTTTGAATTTGATGAACAATTAGAAGTAAGTCATTTTGTTCTGACAGAACGTAAGTGTCGAGTGTGTGGTAAAATGAAGGATTTAATTGATGGATACTATTTAATAAGAAAAAATAAGAATATTAAATCATCATATTCATACGAATGTAAAGAGTGTACAATTAAAAGAGTTAAGAGTAAAAAGAAGACAAATAATCGTTGGGAATACCCTGATTGGTAGTTCATGCATTGTTTCCCCGATGAAAAAGGGTATTTTAATAAATAATTTCAGAAAAATATCCTGAGATTCGGAGAAACGAATATGGCTTTAAATTTAGCCTCTCCTGGTATCCAAGTAAGAGAAGTTGACCTTACCATTGGTAGAGTAGACGCTACAAGCGGCTCTATTGGTGCAATAGTTGCTCCCTTTACCAAAGGTCCCGTGGAGGAAGCTCAACTCATTGAGAGTGAGGAGGATCTATTACAAACTTTCGGTCAACCATATTCGGTTGATAAGCATTATGAATACTGGATGGTTGCATCATCATACTTAGCATATGGTGGTACATTACAGGTAATTCGTGCTGATGATGACGGACTTAAAAACGCTGTTATCGGTTCTGGAATAACTTCTACTTTTTCTGGTATAAAGATCAAGAGTGAAACTCACTACAATCAACTAGGTTATGATGAAAATGTCATATCTGGTGTTGAATTTGCTGCGAAAACACCTGGTAGTTATGCAAACGGAATTAAAGTTGCAACAATAGATTCACAAGCAGACCAGATACTAAGGGGAATAGACTTCTCCAATTCTGGTATAAGTTCAGTTACCCTTGGTGCTGCTAGTACAACATCATTTACTAACCCAGAAAACTTAGTTGGTGCTGCAGTAACACAAACTGCTGTTGGTAGAACAAAACCAACTCCAAGTGGATCAATAACTCTTGATGGTTACATCAAAGGTATTGTTACTGGTGTAAACACAACCAGTTCACCTTCAACACTTACAGTTAAAGTTTTATCACACGTATCTGCTGCTGGTACTGTAACCGCAGTTGATTATGCACCAGGTGGTGTATACAACTTTACTTCTACTGGAAATATTGGTTTAACCACTGCGGGCACACAAGTTACTGGTACTGGTGCTGGAGTTGTTGGTGTTGCAACAGAAGGTACTGCAGCAATAGCTTACACATCACAACAAGATTGGTTTGCACAACAGAATATTCAACTTTCAGTTGGAACACTTGAGTGGGATGCAATTTCAGATAAACCAGGCACTTCAGCATATGCTGCTGCAAGAGGCGGTAGATTTGATGAGGTTCACGTTGTTGTAATTGATGACAAAGGAGAAATCACAGGTAACGCTGGAACTATTCTTGAAAAACACCTTAACTTATCAAAAGGTAAGGATGCTGAGTATTCAGTAGGTTCAACAGCATACTGGAGAAAATATCTTGCAACAAACTCTCAATACATTTACGGGGGAAGTGGTGCAGGATTTGCTGGTATTGTAACAACATCTTATTCAGATGAAGAAACAAATACTATTGATGCAGATACTGGTTGGGATCAAAGTGTAGAAAACGTAACCTTTGCTGGTGTTGGAAATCAAGTAGGTACACTTGGTGAATTAGCAGTAACTGGTGTTGGATACACTGCTGGTGATGACAAAACCAACAAACAAGGCAAAAACTACGGTGGTAAAACAGATTACACTACTACAGGTGCATTAAACTCAGGTGTAGATGACCTAATCGGTGGATATGAATTATTTGCAAATACCGAAGAAGTTGAAGTAGACTTCATTCTTATGGGTGCTGGTTCACATGCAGGTGTTGCTGGTGCAGAATTTGCTGGTACACAAAGCGTTGCTCAAAAAGTAATTCAAGTTGCTGAAGCAAGAAAAGATGCAGTTGCATTTGTTTCACCTGATCGTAAATGCTTCTTAAATGATAGTTCAGTTGGAACTGTCACTGTGAATAACCTAGACACAATGACAGATAATGTCAAAGAATTCTATGGTCCTTTAGCATCGTCAACATATGCTGTATTCGATAGTGGATATAAGTATATGTTTGATAGATTTAATAATACATTCCGCTATGTTCCACTGAATGGTGACATTGCTGGAACTTGTGCAAGAACTGACATCGAACAGTTCCCTTG